GAGAGGTTTTTGATGAGGTTAGATGGGACAATAGAATCAAGGTGGGGTGGGAACATTTAGATTTTTTCCTGCAATTGAAAAAAACAAAATGGAAGGTTACAAGCTGCCTTAATTCCAAGGCAATCCATATGAATTCAATACATGATTCTAATTATAATTATTTCAGGAGGTCAGTATCAAATAATTATTTTTACAGCAAACATGAAATTCACAAAGTTTTAAATAGGTTTTAACTATGACAACAAGAAAATTAGGATTTTCAGCACTTTTAACAGCAGTATATTCACGGCTTACGACGGGTATTCCAGCCTATACCTTTTATAACCACGTGCCGGAAAACACAGCCTACCCTTATCATGTTATAGGCAAATTAATGGGAGTGCGATCCGCAGAATTTACAACTAGAGATACTGAGGGGGAAGATAATGCTTTTCAGATAGATAGTTGGGTGGATCAAACTTCTGGATTGGGCGATAAGGCATGTGCTGATATGCAAAATAATATTATTCAGGCATTGACATCATCTGCATTGTCCATTGAGGATTATAATGCTATTTATTTTAGGCTGGATTATGCGGGAATTATGCTTGATCCGGAGAATCCGGAATTAGGTTTGAGGCATGGAATTCTAAGATTTAGGCAGGATATGAGTCCTGTTTAGAAATATAAATGATTTTTAAGGAGGTTTAAAATGGCAACTGCTACTTCAGGAATGACGGGTCATTTAGCGACCCTTGCGGTAGAAGGTGCGGCAATCGCAGAAAGCACAGATTTTTCCTTGCATTGCGGACAGGCTGTGGTTGATCTGACCAACAGGGACAGTGCTTACTGGCGACAGTTGGTCACTTCAACAAGAGATTGGTCTATATCAGGTACTGGAAACTATTTTGTTGCAAACATTGGTAAAAAGGTGCTTCTCGATCATTGGGAAAAGCGTGATGCTGGTTCTATAGCTACTCTCTATATCGACGTTATTTTCACTTTTGCCGATGGTGCTGTAACGGCTACAGGTAAAGCTTTTCTGACAAGTCTGGACTTCCCTTCTCCAGATGCCGGTGCCGCTGTATTCAGTTTTGCGCTTGAAGGGACTGATGCATTAGCTCTTTCTGCAAGTTAAGAGAGGGGAGGATTAAACAAATGCCAGTTAAGTCTATCCCTATCAAATTAGACAAGCAGAGACGGCTTTGCTTCGATTTCAATGCCTTTGCTGAACTTCAGAGAGAGTGCGGAATTTCATTTTTCGATCTACAAAAGTTCGTAAATATCGCTGCAATGAGGAAAGGTGAAAAAGCAGGAATGATGCTTCCGTTTTATGAATTGCGGGGATTCATTTGGGCAGGGCTTCTTGATGAGACCCCCGACATCACACTCAAAGAGGTAGGAAAGATATTAGATGATTGTATCATGGAGCAACCGGAAAAAATAGGAGCGAACCTGGTAGATGCGTTAATGCAGAGCACCTTTTTCAAAGAGGCTAAAAAAAAAGCGGTGAGGCCGAAGACGGTAAAGAAGAGGACTGGAGCAAAAAAGACTACATCGAAGAAAGTTACAACTTAGCATTGAAAATTGGGCTTCGGCCTTGTGAGTTCTGGAAGCTAAAGCCTGTCGAGCTTGCCGATATAGCGGAGTCATATTTTGAAAGAGAACGAGATAAAGACAAGCAAGAGTGGAGACGTGTGGCTTTTATCGCCTCATGGATTATTAATACGGCAGGCAAGACCTACAAGCGGGATATCAGTGCAAATGAATTGGTTAGCTTCAAAGATGAGGTAAAGAAAGAGGACTTAAAGCCGTTAAGTCCAGAAGAACAGGAGAGGAGAACGCAAGAAAGATTGCAGTTTCACAAGAAGAAATTCTGGGGTCTTCTCAAGACAGATAAGGAAGGCAAGGTGAAGATTTTTGACGAAGAGGATTATAAGGCTTTGCAAGAGAAAAGGAAGAAAATAAAATGAAGGTAGGCGAACTCTTCATAGTTATTGACACAAAATTAGACCGCTTTAATAAAGGCATGTCCGATGCAGAACGGGCTATGGTGAGAGTCGGGACTAAGTTTACCGCTATCGGCAAAAAGATGACAATGATGGTCACCTTGCCGATTCTTGCCCTGGGTGCTGCCGCCGTGAAAGTAGGTGCTGATTTTGAGCAGAGTATAACTAATGCTTTTGCTGTTACAGGTGCAAAAAGCGAAGAAGTTAAAAAAAGAATGGAGGCACTTGCCCGAACAATGGGTGAGTCTACTGTTTTTTCAGCTAAGCAGGCTGCTGATGCAATGTATTGGATGGCCAGTGCTGGCTGGAAAATCGAACAGATGACCGATGCCTTAGAGCCAACCCTGGCTTTAGCAGCAGCCACTCAATCCGATCTGGCCTTTGCGACTGAGACTGTCATTACTACACTCAAACAATTTGGGTTGCAAGCAAGCGATGCAGAAAGAGTTTCAAATGTTTTTGCGGCAGCAATCAGCAATTCACAAGCTACGCTAGACAGGCTGAAAGAGTCATTGAAATATATCGGTCCGATGGCCGATAAAATGGGTTGGTCAATAGAAGATACGACTGCTATTTTATCAGCATTCTATGACATAGGAATTGAGGCCTCAATGGCTGGAACGGCTCTCAGAATGGCATTTTCTCAACTTGCAGCCGGTACTCCTAAAACCCAAAAAGCCCTCAAGGAACTTGGCTTGACTATGGCCGATGTGAATCCAGAGACAAAGAGTCTGGGAGAAATAATTGAGGTATTGAGCAGTAAATCAATGTCTCTGGCTCAGGCAATTGCCATATTTGGCGTGCGTGCCGGGCCGAACATGCTGAAAGTGCTTGATCAGGGATCGGCCGCCTTCACTGAAATGAGAGACAAAATAACTGATACTCAAGCTGCCTCCGAGATGATGCAGAAGCAGTTGGATACATTATCCGGACAGTGGAAAATCCTTACGTCAAAACTTACTGAATCTGCTATTCAGATATCAAAGATTCTCATTCCTGTTCTCAGGGAGTTAATCGAAAACAAACTCAAGCCGGCGGTTGACTGGTTTAATAATCTTTCGGAAGGAACGAAAAAGACTGCCGTAAAAATTGCTGGGTTAGCTGCGGTCTTGGGACCACTCTTATTAATTTTTGGCAAAATTCTAATTATATTACCTAAAATCAAATTAGCCCTTATAGCCCTGACAAGTCCTATTGGCTTAGTAATTACTGGGCTAGCTTTTGTTACTATTGAAATAATAAAAGCAAACAAACATTTCAAAAGTTTAACTGCAACAATAAGTGAATTTTCAGAAAAATCAGGTGAAAAAATATCCTGGTTCAAAAAAACACTTTGGAGCCTGGATGAAACTTTTCGTAAATTCTCAACAGGAGTCAGTAATTCAGAAATTGTTGCCCGAAAGATGAGAGAGGAAATAACAAAGCTTGATGCGAAACATGCAGAATACGGCAAAAAGGTCTGGGATTCAATAAAGGGAACTGAGGGATTTTCAAAAGCATCTGAATTTCTTAATAAACTGTTAGGAATACAGAAAGAGGCAATAAAAAAAGATTCTGAGGCAATAGAGGATCATGGAAAGTCAACCAAAGAAGCAGCAGAAGAAACTGAGACTTGGATTGATTACATAAAGACTATTGGCCTCAAAACTATAAAAGAGAAAAGCGATAGAGTTGAAGAGCTTGAAGGCTATGTTGACGATTTAAGCAAAGCATATACAGCAGGTGAAATTAGTTTAGAGGATTATACAAAGGCACTCAAGGCGGCCACAGATGAAATAGAAGATTTATCGACGGCTATCACAACGACTGCAATCCCATCTTTTCGTGATATGTCTGGAGTGGTTGAGCAGGCAACAGATGAAATGGAAGACAGGTTTTTTGATGTTTCTAAAGCGATTAAAGAAAGCACAAAAGATGCTGAGAAGTCTGTTGAGAAAACCTGGGATGAGCTTCATCCATTCTGGAGCAATCTATGCGGTGACTTAGGTGGTTCTTTCGGCAATTTCGCAGAAAGCATATTAACGACTGGTTCAAATTTAAGTGATGCTTTACAAAGATTATGGGGCGATATCAAGAGTTCTTTTACTAGAATGATAGGTGATATGGTTGCTAAATGGATGACTGATTTTATTAGGAATATTCTTTCCAGCACATCAGACGAATTAGTTCCTGGTGTTACAAGCTCTCTTAATGAGATTGAGGGCAGTGCTTCTTCCGCAGGGTCGGCAGCAGGCACATCCCTTACGGCATCATTTGCTACTGCTTTGGCTGTGGAAGCTGTGGTATTCACTGCCTTTCTTGGAGCTGTAAGTTTACTCGATAAACTTTTTCCCAAGCACGTCAAAACAATGGCAGAATTGGCGGCTATAGAAGCGAAAAAAGCTTTTGATAAGGCAGCTAAGGAATACAGTCTTCCAGGGGAATGGGGTAAAGGGGGAATAATAGCAGAACCGGAACCAAGTGGTGGTGGTCAAGTCCCTGCAGAACCAGAAGGCAATTATCAAACTGGTGGTCTTGTCCCAAAAACAGGGCTTGCTATGGTTCATAAGGGAGAGTGGGTAATACCGAAAATATCTGTGCCATTGATGGGCTTCCCAGAATCTATGAATATTCAACCTTTGAGGGAAATGGGAATAGAAAAAAGAGCGACAGGTGAGTCGGTTATGTATAACACAGTACAGATTTATGCTCAAAAGCTCGATGATTATACGATTGACCGAGCAGCTGAAAAGATATTTGCTGCCGTAGAAAGACAAAGCATTAGAAGGAGAGGCTAATGGCAACGGTAAAATTAGGATTAAATGGCTCAGAAGTAACGCTTGCTTCCTCTCTAAAAATATCTCTGCCAGTTACATACAGTATGCAGAAAACACGGGTTGAAATGTCTGATGGTAGCAGGCGATGGGGAAATAGAAAAAAATTTAGAATATGGTCATTGGCATGGAGTAAATTGACGAAAACAGAGCTTGATTCCCTTATTACGCTTTGTGATTTAGACAGCACTCTCCGTTTTCAAAATAATTATGAATCCTCTACTTGGAAAGATGTAGTAATAACGGATTTTTCTTATGATTCCGTAGACCCTATATCCACAACAAAATATTATTTTGCATCCATGACAATCGAAGAGGACAACTAAATATAGGAGGCTAAAATGGCTGATTGTGTATGTAACGAAATCTTTGATGACGGAACTGATATTACCCGTGCGGATGGCCAGCCGACATATAGAGGGAGAGCTGCGCCTGGATATGGGACTGGCGAGTCTAAATGGCAGATTGTGAAATATTTCTATAGCGCAGCCAATGAGGTAGTGAAAATCGTTTATGCAGGTGGCGATCCTGGATTTGTTCATGAATACGATGAGCGTGCTGGCTATACCTATACATGGACAGGAGCATAAGGAGAATTAAAATGTTAGAAATTACCCCAGAAAGGGCTTTAAAATACCTTACACAAAGAATTTCTTATAATGCTTCAGGGAATGAAGAATATATAGGATATGCAGAACCCGGAAAAGGAGAGACAGAGGGAGCATGGCAGATTCGAAAACTTATTTATGATGATTCTAATAGAATTATCTCAATTCTTTATGCCAAAGGTACTTGTAATTTTAAGTATAAATGGTCAGAAAGAACTATTTATAATTATGAGTAAAAAATAGTGAAGACAACATGATAAGGAGAGAAAAATGAGAAAATTATTTTCATTATTATTTTCAATGTTAATTATAGTCAGCATTGGTT